ATATTTATTTTTACGTGGTCAGGGAATAAAAATTCATTCATTAGTAGCGAAGGAGTGTAGAAAGATGAATTATTTAATACCAGTAGTGACAAGGAAGGATAATTATTTACCGTTAGGTTATGAGGGTGCAACAGTATTTACTCCAGAGATCGGTTTTTATGAGAGACCTATATCAGTTGATGATTATAGTTCTTTGTATCCGAGTTGTATGATTCAAAAAAATTTATCACACGAGACGTTAGTAAATAATGATAGATATGATAATTTGGAAGAATACAAGTATTATAATTGTGAGTTTAATAATGCGGATGGTAGTAAGACGCAATGTCGTTTTGCAAAAAATAAGAATGGTGATAAAGGTATTATGCCTATGATTTTAGATAAATTATTAGCTCAAAGAAAGTTTGTAAAGAAGTTAATGAAAAATGAGAGTGATACATTTAAGAAATCTATATATGATGGTTTGCAGTTAGCGTATAAAGTTACAGCAAATTCGTTATATGGTCAAATAGGTTCCTCAGTGAGTCCAATTTATTGTAAAGAGATAGCAGCATCGACAACATCAACAGGAAGAGAGATGTTAGAGTTAGCTAGAGATTATATAACGAATGTATTTCCAGGAATAATTGAGTCATTGTATGAAGGTTATAAGAGTAAAGATGAAGCCAGTGTGAAAAAGATATTGGAGGAGGAGTTAGTAGAAACATTACAGAATGAGGATTATTATAAGGAAGTGAAGGGTATTATAACTAAAATATTAGGCAAGGTTAGTTGTAATATAGATGTAGTTTATGGTGATACTGATAGTATATTTATAGATTGGGGGATGAAACAGGGAGATGTTTTTTATAAAGGCAAGGATGTGTTAGAGTTTGCGATAGATTTAGGTAAGATAAGTGGTGATTTTATAAAAAGTAAGTTAGAGAGTCCTCAGGATTTAGAGTATGAGAAAACATTTTATCCATTTTGTATTTTAAGTAAGAAGCGTTATGTAGGGAACAAGTATGAGTTTGATGTGAACAAGTTTTCTCAAAACAGTATGGGAATTGTGTTGAAGAGACGTGATAATGCGAAGATAGTAAAGAAGATATTTGGTGGAATGGTAGACATTTTATTAAACGAGATAGATGTGGATAAGGCAGTTAATTTTATAAAGTCATCAATAAGTGATTTGTTAAAAGGTAAGTATCCTTTGTATAATTTCATTACATCGAAGACGTTAAAATCTCAATATGCGGATAGGACAAGGTTAGCACATGTATGTTTAGCTGACAGGATGAGAGAAAGAGATCCAGGAAGTGCACCAGAGATTAATGAGAGGGTCCAGTATGTAGCGATAGTTGTGAATAAGAATGAAATAATAAAGAGAAAGGAAGAAGAGTTTAGGGTTAAGATGAATAAGATTATCAATGATGAGATTAAGGAAGATAAGAAAATTAGAGGAGAGAATATAGATAGGATGATATATTATTTATGTAAGTTAGATAATAGTAAGAAGTTCTTAGAAGGAATGGAGAAAGTGAAGAAGGATTTAATATTTAGTGTTAGTAATGGAAATATAGATAATATAAAGGGTCGATTAAAAAGTGAGTGTGAGAGTTTATATAAGGGTCGTGTTTTGCAGGGTGATAGTATAGAGCATCCAGATTATATAAAGGAGAATAATTTGAGAGTAGATTATTTATTTTACTTAACGAACCAGATAATGAATCCTACAATCCAATTTTTAGAGTTATTAGTGAAGAATCCGAATGAAATTTTCAATGAGGCAATTAGTATGGAGAATAACAGGAGAGAGGGAAATCAGCCAATAACAAATTGGATAAATGTGAAGCGAAGTAGTAATACAAATTTAGTGATAAAGAAAACTCCAAGTAAGAATTTAGCAAAGTATTATTTAGGAGATGATGATGTTGATTTCGATAAATTAGGTGAGTTAGATGATAAGAAAAAATCTAAAAATAATAAAAAAAGTAAATTATATTTAGAATTATAGTATTTTTTATATAAAACGTTTTCCGTTAACTGAGTTAGCAGAAACAATATTAATATCTGATTTATCAATAGAAACTAAATTAATATCTGAGGTATTAATAGATGATGAGTCTTTATTTATAATTGAATTAGAAATAGAAGTATCACTATTAATAACAAAATTATGTGATAATTCAGATGAAGTATTTGAAAAACCATATGCTTCAATTGAAGAACCAGTTTGTGATTTTTGTTTACTAGGTTTATTATAATCAGATAAAGATAATATATCAGCTAATTCATCAGTAGAAGTAGAACTATCACTATGTTCACTATCAGAAGAAGATGATGAATCATCAAAATCCTTACCTAATGAAAGTGATGATTCGCTTCTATCACCACCTTCCATAATTTTTTTATAAAGTTCAGTAGAGATAAAAGGAGATGATGTAGCAGTATCTTCATTTTTTTCATCATTTTCTTCATAATCCATTTTTTTTTCATCATCTTCACTATCATTTATTGCAGTATCTTTCCATCCTAATGATTCAATAGTGTTTACGGTATCATTCCATCCCAAGGAATCAACAGTATCTAATTGAATTTGTGTATCTTTCCATCCTAATGTATCGATAGTATTAACAGTATCTATATTAGATTCAATTTTTTTAAAGCTATTGCCCATGAATATATATATAATAAAGAAAATAATTTTATATATATATTTATAAAAATTATTTAGTATAATATATGAGAGAAACTATATTAATTATTATATTTTTATCGATAATGTGTATGTTCATAATCATACATAAGAATGAAGTTTCATTTGAGGAGACTTATTCTGGAGAAGAATATATAGTAAGAAATTTAGATGATAAAAAAAAAGCAGCAGAGAAAATTGATGAAATGAGAAGAAGATTAAAAAAGTTAATTTATTATATAGACGATTTATGTAAAAAAAATAGTAATGATAGTAAATTAAAATTTATAGAGGAGTATAATAATAATATTATCAAAAAATTTAACAATATTATATTTAGAGAGAGTACAGAAAACTCAAAATTTACGAGTTATTCAATAAATAAAGGGGAAGAAATAGTATTTTGTTTAAGATCTAGTAAAGATGGAAAATTGCATGATATAAATGAATTAATGTATGTTGCTATTCATGAAATAGCACATGTGGGTTGTCCAGAGATTGGACATACACCATTATTTAAAAATATTAATATAGAGTTATTAAAACATGGAGTAAATTGTAATGTTTATATTTATAAAGATTATAATATTAATCCTGAAGAGTATTGTGGAATAGAGTTAAATAATAATATTTTAAATTAAATTATAATGTATTATATATATGATAAATCCTATAAAATTGATATATAAATATAAAAATTTAAATAGAAGGGTTCAATATCAGCTTTTTATATTTGTTGGATTTAATATTCCAGAAAATATAAAAAAAATTTTATTAAAAATAAAAGAATTAAAATTTTATGATACTTTAATGAAATTAGATAAAAAAGAAATTGATAACTTAGTAAAGTATTATGGTGAAGATTGGTATAAAAAATTCTTTACTAGTGAACATTTAGATCAAACAATTATTATAATCGAAAAATCAGATAAAATTAAAAAAGATTTAAAAAATGCAATGGGAGAGAAATGGCTAAATAATTTTTTACAAAAAGAAATTTCAAAAGACAAAATAATGTACAATTATGAATACTTATATAATAAACAAGAAAAAGAAAAAAATAAAAAACTTCAAAAAAATAAGATACAAACAGGTGGAAATGAAGAAAACGAACCTTATGATGATGAAGTTTTAACACCTAATTCAATTATAGATGAAAATATTATATTTGATGATGATGATGAATTTGATATGGAAGAATTAGAGAATTTATATCGAAACGAAGATATTGATAAAAATGTTGAAGAAACAACAAAACTAATTAATTCAGTAGTAGATAATGTAAAAAAAGATAATAATTTGACCGCATTTCCGAATGATAAAGATAATTTAATGTATGATGATAGTTTGAATAATTTGTTTGTGAAGAATTATATTTTCAATCAATATATTTTTGAGGATGATTCAATTAAAAAGATAAAAGAAAAGATTTGTGTATCAATAAAGTTAAATGAAATTTTTAGTAAAAGTGGAAAAACAAAACATAATTGTTATTTAACCCCAAGTAGTATATATTTATGGACAAAATATAATTACATAAATCATACTGATAAAAAATTGAGAACAGATAAAGTTATGTTGGGTCAAAAATGGATTAAAAAAAATACTATTTTAGATGTAGAAATTGAACCTAACGATAATTTAAAAATTTATGAAGATCTAAGAGGAGAATTATTATTTTTAAAACAAGATTTTAAGAAAATAGGTTCAAGAATAAGAAGAGAAGAAGATGAATTTAAATTATTAGAAGATTATGAAAATTATATTAAAAATAATGAAATTTATTTAATAGATATTTACAATGATTTGGGATTAAATTATGAGATAGATGAGAAGAAAGTCAGAAATTTGTATGATATATATATAAGAATTTATTATAGTCATATAAGTAGTGAAAGTTTCAAACAGATATTAAACTATTTAAATTTAGATAATGATAATTTACGAAAAGACGAGATTAACAATATGAGTAATATATTTAATACAATAAATAATGATTTAATAATAGAAAATGAAATTGTAAAAACATTAAATAATGTTGATATATCAAAAAGTACAATATTTAAAAAAAATTATATTACGCATACCGTAATTCACAGCTACATAATTCATACTAATATTTATAATTTTGATTATTTAGATTTATTCAGAATATGGGATAATTTTGCTACTTCAGAAGAATATCCATTTGTTCAATATCAATTAATTGATGGTAATTTTTTATACAAATTTTACACTAAAACTCAAGAGAATGATACAAATGCAATTAAAGCTAAATGGTTTGAAAATAATCCATATGGTATATCATTTAAAGTAAAAACTAACCAAAAAGGTGGTTCATTAAATAAATATTTAGCTATTAATTTGTATGAAACTGGAAGACTAGAATATAAAATTCAATGGAAAGAAGATGATTTCGCTACATTTGAAGATATTCAAGATACGTATCAATATATTATAAATATTATTAAAAAAATTAATTCAGAGAATATAAAAATGAAATTAGAAATCCCAAAAGAAAATGATTTTAATTATGCATTTATAAATTCAATCCAAAAAGTAGAATTTGAAGGGAAAAAAACAATTAATCATAATGATTTATCTGATTTTTGCAGAAATTTTTATCCATTTGTATCATTAGTAATTGAACCTAGAAAAAGAACTTCTGATAGTGGTAAAATAAGTACATCTAGTAAATATGGTACATATCTTCGATATAAAAGAGTAAGTAAATTTGAAAACGAAGCAAAAGTTAAACATAGAATAATACACTTTATTAAAAATTATGAATATACTAATATTTCACTTATTAAAGAAATAGCACGACAATTTAATATTTCAGAAAAAAAATCGGCTGAATTAATTGATGAAGTAAAAACAGAACATCCAGTTATTAAAAAGTCTAGAAAAGAATTAAAAAAATTAGAAAACGCACCTAAATATAATCATCCTGGAATTGATGTTAATATTCAAGGTCGATCACGATTAAATTATAAAATAAGAATTTCAGGTGCTAGAAATAAAAATCAACTAAATAGAATTGTTACATTTATGAATAAATTAATATACCTATACATAGAAACTTATCTTAACAAAAATAAAGAATACTCCAATCTTAAAGAAAAATTAAAATCATTGACTAATATCGCTAAAAGAAGAAATAAAGTTGATGATGTTGTTATGATTGAAGATAAAACAATAAAAGATGTTAAAAAATTAACAAAATTTGATTCAGATAGGTTAGGTTATAGACCAGAAAAAGGAGAAAGTCATTGGACTAGATCTTGTCAAAATAGTGGTAAAAAAAGGAGACAACCAAAGCAACATTTTTTTAATTCAATAAATGAGATGTTAAAGAAAGGTTATAAGTATAATGAAAAGACTAAATATTATGAAAGAAATGTTAAAAAAGGCAAAAAAGAAATAACATTAAGAGCTGCTGAATTATTTAATTCAAAAGATAAAGGTAACAATTTATATTATGTATGTGATCCAGAAGAAAATGGGGAGTATATGCATGTAGGATTTTTACAAAGAAGTAAAAATCCTAATGATTTATGTATGCCTTGTTGTTTTAAGAAAGATCCATTAGAATCAACAAATAAGAGTAAAAAAGATTATTATTTAAAATGTATGGGGAAGATTGATAAAGTAGATGAAGTAAAAAAAACAATTAAAACTGATAAAATATACATATTGCAAGATACAAATAAGATTCAAGAAGGAAGATTTAGTTTATTACCAGAAATATTAGATAAGTTTTTGAATAAGGTAGAAGAAAATAATAGTGTTGTAATAAAGAATCATTATTTAGTAAAAACTGTACCAAGTTATTATTTTAAATATGGTGTTAAAATATCAAATAATCAGTTTTTAGAGTGTATTTCATCTATTTATAATAAATCAATAAATGAATTAATTGAAATAGTAATAAATAATATTAACGAAAATATATTTATCAGTTTAAATTCAGGTGATATAAAACTTATTTTTGATAATATTGATAATTATAAAGATTATTTAAGAGAATTTACAAATATAGAATTTGATTACATTTATGATATATTATCGAAACCAGGTATATTATCCAAAAGAGGAATTAATTATTATATTTATGAGAAAAAAATAGATATTATAAAAAATACTTTTGAAAAAAAACAGAATATTGACAATTTTAATTTATTATGTAATAATTTAGATGATAATATTTTTAAAAATTATGAAAGAGATAATTTAGTAATTCTAAAAGATAAAAAAATATATTATCCAATATTTTTAATTGATAAAAAAAATGATAAAACTAATGCTGAATTAAAAAAAATTTTTGAAATTAATGATACTATTATAAAAAAAAGTAAAAAATTTAATAATTTAACATGCAATATTAATTTTGAAAATGAAATTAATAAAAATATACTTTTTAGTTGTAAATATATTAATTTTCTGTTAAAAGATTCTAAATTTAATATTACAAAACAAATTGTAGATAATAAATTTAAATGCAGATATATTATTATTAATGATTCTATATTACTACCTACATTCCCATCTGGTACATTACATAATATAAATGCAGAGTCATATGTTGATAAGTATTTAAAAAATGTAAATAACACAATTATTGATTTATTATTAATTAATAATCAGATACAATTAAATATGCTACCAATTGGATTTTTATATTCGAGTTTTAATAATAATAAATATAATATTGTAGCATTTTTATTTGAAAATGAAATAGAACTTAGAGTTAAATCAGAAGAATTATCAGAAGATAGAATCAAAGAAATTTCAAAAAAATTTAATAAATCAATATTTATTAAAAAAAATATTTCTGAAGAAGATATAATTAATAAATATATCATTAATAATAATTTTGAAATAGATGATCGAATTAAAAATATTAAGAAAAAACTTTATAACAATGAAAGTTATGAATTATTTAGATTGGAATTTAGTCATTTTATTAACCAAAATACATCAATAAAAGAAAAAATTCAAAAAATAATTAATTCAAATAAATTAAAAAAAAACGAAAAAGTTATTTTATTAAAACAAATTGTTTACAAAAATATTAGTAAAGATATTTATGATAATTTACAAAAGGGAGGGAATAATAAATTTATTAATGTAAATGATAATAATAAAATTGAATATAATAAATATGTTGTTAATAATAAACGTAATGTTTGTAGCATTCACTTAAATAAAGATGATTGTAATAATAATTCTCATTGTAAATTTGTATCTAATAAATGTTTATTTAATCTATCTACAAAAAAAACTATAAATTTTGTATCTAAAGTAATAGATGAACTTTTATCAGATGAAATGAAGTCAAAAGAATTATTAAAAGAAGGCAATTATTTTATAAGTGATATAGTGGATCAGAATAATTATATTAGAAGAGAAAACGAAAAAATTATCAAAAACAATGATCCTGATATAGAAAAAATATTATCTGAATATTTAGGAAATATACCTTATTTAAAAAATAGAAAAGGAATACTAAATATTAAAAATATGAATGAAAATAATTTAGAAAATCCTGTAGAAGATTTAGGTGATTATAAACTACAAAATATAATAATGAATAATAATAGTATTATAAGAGCATTCGTAAATAGTTATTATTGGAAAAATAATGATTTAAAATCAGATGAAGTTAGAAATTTAAAGTATTATAGTAATTTACAAACTAATTTAACAAATTATTTTATAGGTACAGCTACTGATTTTATAAATAATAAGATTAATAAAGAATATTTAAAAAATACATTTAGTTATCTGAAATTTGATAATTTTGATTTATTAATTAATGATATGAATACTATGTTATTTAATGGTAGAATTATTTTATGTATATTATCAAATATTTTAAATGAAACAGTAGTAACTTACGATAACTATTTTAAAATTATTTACATTTGCGAAAAAGGGAAAATTGTGTATGATATAAAATATAATATAATTTCAAATTATAAAGATATTATTAATAAAAAAAATATTATAGGTATAATGTTTGATTTTAGTTTTAATTCTGATAATATTAATAAAATTAAAGCTATTTATTTTTAAACCTATTTTTATTTATTTCCTGATTAATATTAATGGGTAAAATATCCAAAAATAAAATTTTAGTTGAACTAATTAATAACCAAATAGAAGATATTGATAACGATAAAAAACTTGATGTAAAAAGTTTACAAAGAATAAGTCGAAATGTTGAAAATAGTTTATTTGGTGACAATTGTGTATTTTGGCAAGGATATATAACTTATATTCAAAGCACTGATGTTCATTATATTAATTTTTTCTTTAATGGAAAAAAACATGCATTACATAGATTATTATATTTAAATTTTATTGGCGATTTAAAAAAAAACGAATATCTAAAATATAAATGCGATAATAAAGGAAAATGTTGTAATATTAATCATATTCTAAAAATAAATTCAAAAAAAAAAAGTTTAGAAAAAGATGAAATAACAAAAAATAAAAGTATTAGTAAAAATAAAAATAGTATAGAATTAATATCAGATAACAAAAATAATGATAAATTAATTATTATTTTTTAATTATATAATATATATTATATTATATAATGAAAAGAAAAAATTATGAAAACTTTATTAGCCAATATATTGAATCAGCTTCTTCTCAATCAATTTTATCTGATGAAATTAATACAAAATTAAAAGGTGGTAATATATCAAATTTGTTCCCTAATTATATTACTAAAAATAATACTGAAAGTAACAAAACTTTTCTTAGTAATAATAAAGATGAATTAGTTTTGAATACAGATTTCCTTAATGTTTTTAATTCAGAAAAAGTAATGAAAAATTCTATTATAAATAGTAGTAGTGAATATACCCCATTTAAAAATTCTTCAAGTTCAGATTATTACTCAATTAGTAATAAATCAGAACTTTTAGGAGGTAATATAGATAGTGAACTATCTATTAAATTACCTTCTGAAATTGAAATTAATACAATAGAAAATCAATTTAAAGAAAATAATCTAAATGAACAATCTGGTGGATTTACAGAAACTGAACTTTCAGTAGATGTACCATCTGATATTGAAATAGAATCAATTGTACAATCTGGTGGATTTACAGAAACTGAACTTTCAGTAGATGTACCATCTGATATTGAAATAGAATC